CTATAGAAGGTATTCAAGTAGGAAAAATAATGAATGTTTATATAAATTTTGATCATTTATTAAACATCATTGGTAATAACGGAGATCCCAAAAACCAAACAAGTATTTATACATTATTAGAAACACTTTGTAATGGTATCTCAATAGCTTTAGGTGGGATAAATACTCTTAGACCATTTATTGACACTAGTACTAATACCCTTAAAATTATAGATGAAACTACTCTTCCTAATAGAAATGCTATTTTAAAATCATTAGGTAGAAGAAGTACACTATCAGACCCAGTGTTTCAAGTATACGGATATAATAATCCTTTAACTACAGGTGAGGCTGGTTTTATTAAAGACTTTAGATTTACATCTAAACTTGATCCTAAATTTGCTCAAATCATATCTATTGGAGCTACTAATCAAGGAGGTATAGTAGGTGAAGATGCTACAGCATTTACATCTTTAAACCGTGGTTTAAAAGATAGAATCAATTCTGAAATATTTGCATCTACTGGGTATAATCCTAATGGTGTAACTAATATTGAAACTACAAGTCCTGAAAACCAATTTAAAGAATCTTTAGTTAATTTTGAAAGATTTTTAGGTTCTATAGGAACAGATCAAAATAACCCAACCCCAACTAAACCATTCTTAAATGAAGCTGAAGTTTCATCATATACTACTTTATTAGCAACTTTGATGCAGTATATTGAAACTCGAACAGCCGTCACTCAGAAAAAAAGTTCAGGTACTATGGGTTTCATACCTGTTAGTGTAGGATTATCACTAGATGGTTTATCTGGTCTTAAATTACTTAATGGTATTAAAGTAGATACTTCATACCTCCCTTCTAACTACCCAGAAACAATGTTATTTGTTATTTCTAAATTAGCCCATAAAGTTGAAAACAATATATGGACTACAGAATTAGAAACAATTATGACTCCTACTGATGTATCCCAACCTGGTGATACACTTAAAGTTAAATCCCGAAGATTTTCAGGAACAAGTACAGGTCCTAGTCAAGTAACAGGTAGAGAGGCTATAACAACAGCTGAACAAAATAGAAGAGGAATTGAAATTATACAATTCTTTGTAAATAAAAAATTAGAAAAAGAACAAGCTGCCGGTATAGCAGGTAATTTCTTTGCCGAGTCTGGTCTTGAACTTAATATTGTAAATCCAATTGGAGCATATGGTTTAGCTCAATGGCGAAATCAAAGAAGAACTAATCTATTTGAATTTGCAGCTAATAGAGGTGAATCTAGAGGAAACATCAGTTTAGAAACCCAATTAGAATTTACTTGGTCTGAATTACAAAGTACAGAATCTAAAGCTTTAGCCAATTTAAAAGCTCAAACCACAGTAATTGATGCTGCTACTTCATTTGTAAATAGTTTCGAAAGACCAAATGCAGCTGAAATAGCCCAAAGTCTTAATAAACGTATATCTTATGCTGAAAAATTCCTTAAAGAATACACCTCTTAATCATGTATTACCCTAAGTCACAAGTAAAAACTAACCTATATACTAACGGGGATGAATTTGTTTATATCTCAAATAAACAACCTTATCAAGGATACTACTTTAAAACATCCACAGGTCAATACTACACAGGCAAAAATGCTGATGATAGGCCTAACTTTGAACTCACCCAAAATCTAGCTACAGCTGAAACAACTACAGATACAACCAAATCAGATTACTCAGTAATAATTAATACTGATCTAGATAATAATTCAACTTACAATAATCTAATTTCTCCTCCCCCACCAGTTTTAATCTCTCCAGCTTATAATGCCCCAGAACCAACCTCACAAGATTATCAAATCGGAGAATTTAGAAGGTACTTTTGTAAAAAGGGAAATGAGATATTATATTTAGAGATTGATGAAGACACTTATGATAAATTAATAGCTAAGGATTCTCAATATCAATTCTCACTTTGGCAACCATTTAACCTCCCATGGTTATTAGTTGGTACCCAAGAACAGGTTTATAAAGTTAATAGAAACGTAACTATTTTAACTTCTCAAAAACTCCTATTACCTCAATTTGGCAGATACTTAAAGGATGATTACCTTAAATACTATAAGTAAATGATGGTAAATGTTTTGGTTGATAGAAAATAAGAGTCAATTTGACGAGTTTTGTTACAAGGGTTTTAAAGAGGCATTTGTAGAGATTATCCCCTACTCTCCATTCACACACCCCTCCCAAAACAGCATTTGTGCAATTTATATTAGGCCTCTCCCCGAGAGTAAGGGATACCTCTTACCTATTTTTCACACCGAGGTAGAAGAAAATCTATTCGAGGATAAAGTATTCAAGTTAATAAAGGGTCTAGACAAGATATATTGTAGGGACAAGAAAGATTTCCTACACTATTTTCCTCTTAAGCAGCTTGTTGACATCACACTCACCTCCCCTACGTATATATACCCTACCTCGGCACACGAGTTTATCTACCAAAAATACCCTCATAGAAAAGACGTAAACATACTTGTACCGATCGTTAAACACTACGAGTATTGTGAGTCAATCTTTGAGGAGCTCGAACACTTAGTAGATCAACCGGTTAATGAATTTTATAACCACAAAGCGAGTTGGATGTTCTACGGTATTGAGCAAGCGGGTATTACCGTTGAACCAACGTTATTTAACGAGTACTTCAATAAAGACAGCGATGGTATCGTTTATACCCACTATAATTTTAAAACGCTAACTACACGCCCATCAAACACATACGATGGTATTAACTTTGCCGCGCTAAACAAGGAAAATGGGTGTAGAAAATCATTTATCCCGCGACATGACAAACTTATTGAAATTGATATTCGTGCTTATCATCCTACTCTTTTATCTAGGTTGGTTGGCTACGATTTTGGCAACGAGGATATTTATAGTCACTTTGCAGAAATTTATAAGTTGGATAGAAAAGATGCAAAAATCTTAACTTTACAACAGCTATATGGGGGAATTTTACCTCAATATAAAGAGCTTGAATTCTTTAAAAAAGTAAGCGCATACGTAGACGATTTGTGGGACACTTTCCAGCACCAAGGTTACATTAAATGTCCAATATCAGGATTTGAGTACTATAGAGATAAGCTGGAAAAAATGAACCCGCAAAAACTATTAAACTATTTGTTACAAAACTTGGAAACCGCATATAACGTTAGTATCTTGTGGGACGTATTTAAAATATTAAAAAATAAAAAAACTAAATTAGTACTATATACCTATGATTCGTTTTTGTTTGATTGGGACGCCACCGAAAAAGATGAACTAAAAGCCATTATAGAAATATTTAACCAACGCAAACTAAACATAGAAATTAAACATGGAACCAGTTATGACTTTGGACTCGCCGTATAATATGTATAATGTAGACATTCAATATGATTTTGAACATATCCCTACAGACTTACATATGCTAAATAACAAGTTATTTTGTACGTTTACTACTTTGGATGACCTAGAATATCTAGTAGATTCTCTTCAAAGCAAGTATACAATAATGTACAATAAAATATTCGTACTAGAGGTAAAAAACAACGACGAGTTCGTTTTAACATACAATATTGATCACGGAAATATTTCGAGTATCCCGGAAAACACGATTTTGGTTCATCGTAAAAAAGAATCAAACACTCTATACACAATTAACGCCCTAAACGAGCTTATTAAAAGCTTAAATGGTGGGGTGGTAGATACACGTTTCCAGATTGACTGGCAACACTATAAAAACACCATTTTGCTAACTCAACAAAACGAGTTAAAGCAGCTAAGAACTAAAATTCACGAGATTATTGAACTTTAACTTGGCTGCCCAAAGGCAGGTTCGTACATTTAGTATCAAACATAAATAAGTTATAAAAAATGGATTTAGAAGCAATCAAATCGCGTTTAAACGCAATGCAGAAAACCTCAAACGGTAAAGGTGGAGGTGAACGTGCCTCCCTGTTTTGGAAACCTACTGTAGGTAAACAAACAATACGTGTTGTACCCTCAAAGTTCAACTCAACAATGCCCTTTAGTGAGATTTTCTTCCACTACGGAATCGATAAGCCCGTAATGGTATCTCCTATCAACTGGGGAGATAAAGACCCAATCGTTGAGTTCGCAGCTCAATTGAAAAAGACTAACGACAAGGAAAACTGGAAGTTGTCTAAAAAAATCGAACCAAAAGCTCGTTACTTTGCCCCCGTAATCGTACGCGGCGAGGAAGACAAAGGTGTTCGTTTGTGGCAGTTCGGTAAAGAAATTTACGAGGCGTTCTTGCAAATGGCTGTTGACGAGGAAGTTGGTGATTACACTGACGTAATGGAGGGTCGCGATATCAAGTTGACCACTGTAGGCCCAGAATCAACTGGTACCCCCTACAATAAGACCACTGTTAACCCTTCAATGAAGAATACCCCATTGGGTGAGGCTGAGCAGATTCGCTTGTGGAAAGATAATCAACCAAACCCCAAAGAGTTGTTTAAGCCATTCTCGTTTGATGAGATGAAAATTGCTCTGCAAAACTGGTTGAACCCAGAGGCTGCTGAAGGCGAGATCATCGATGATGAGAAAGAGGCTGAAGAGACACCCAAAACAAACTACTCAATCAATACCTCAAACGCAGCTGTAAAGCAAAGCAAGTTGGACAAATTTGACAGTTTGTTTGATGAAGGCAGCACCTCTGACGATTTGCCCTTCTAATTATGGCTAAGAAACGTAGTGAATCACTCTCAGCAGCAGTGTCTGCTGAGATCAAGGCTGGGTTTAGTCTTGAAAAATTCAAAGACAAAAAAGGTTTATCCGGTTCGGTTAAATTCAAACCACAACAATGGGTGCCTCTTTCACCTGCGTTTCAAGAAGTAACAAGTGTGCCTGGTATTCCAACAGGCCACATTGTTCTTCTTCGAGGACACAGTGATACAGGTAAAACAACCGCACTCATCGAGGCGGCTGTAAACGCCCAAAAAGCAGGTATTCTACCAGTGTTTATTATCACCGAGATGAAATGGAACTGGGAGCACGCCACTCAAATGGGCTTACAAATTAATGAAGTAGTAGATAAGGAAACTGGAGAGATTCTAGATTATAATGGATTCTTCCTATACGCTGATCGCGAGACTATCCATACTATTGAGGATGTAGCAGCTTTCATTTTAGATTTGCTTGATGAACAGAAAAAAGGCAATTTGCCATACGATTTGATGTTCTTGTGGGACTCTATTGGTTCTATACCTTGCGAATTGTCCATTACATCTAAAAAGAACAATAACGAATGGAACGCAGGTGCGATGTCAACTCAGTTTGGTAATGGTGTAAACCAAAAGATCACTTTATCACGTAAAGAATCTTCAAAGTACACAAATACTCTGGTTTGTATTAACAAAGTGTGGACAGCTAAACCAGAAATGCCTATGGGTCAACCTAAGTTGATGAATAAGGGGGGTTTTGCGATGTGGTTTGATGCTACTTTTGTAATTACCTTTGGTAACATTGCAAATGCTGGTACAAACAAGATTAAAGCAATTAAGGATGGTAAGCAAGTCGAATTTGCTAAGCGTACTAATATCCAGATTGACAAAAACCACATTAATGGTATTACCACAAAAGGTAAGATTATCATGACACCACACGGTTTTATTGACGATACTGATAAGGCTCTTAAAGATTATAAAGATTCACACGCCAAAGAATGGAGTCGCATTCTTGGTGGAGGAGATTTTTCTATCGTAGAGGAAGTTGATACCTTCGAGCCAGCAGAAGTATACACCCAAGAACCGGAATAAAATGGATACAAAAGATTTACTATCACTCCTGAACAATGTAGTTGAGGAGAATGACACAGAATCCCTTAATAAACATGATCGCGTTCTCTTAATTGATGGTCTAAATCTATTTTTTCGTAATTTTGCAATGCTTAACTTCGTCAATGAAGACGGGGTGCATGTTGGTGGATTAGGTGGATTTCTTCGCTCATTAGGTACTCTAGTAAATCGTATTCAACCTACATCGGTTTATATGGTATTCGATGGAGTTGGTTCTACGGTTAACCGTAAGAACCTTCTCCCCGAATACAAATCTAATCGTAACATATCCCGCATTACAAACTGGGATATATTCGAGTCTTTGGATGACGAACACGCGGCTAAAATTGACCAAATAGTGCGTTTAATCCATTATTTACAGTGCTTACCTGTTAAAACCGTATCACTCGATAAAACAGAGGCTGACGACATTATAGCGCATTTAGCAACGCAATTATCAGACAACTATAATTCAAAAGTATTCATCGTCTCCAGCGACAAGGATTTTATCCAGCTAATAAACGATAATATTATTGTGTATCGCCCAATCGAAAAAGATTACTATACAACAGATACAGTAATCGAAAAATTTGGTATTCCTGCTGCAAACTTTATCCTATATAAAGTACTAATGGGCGATAATTCAGATAAAGTAGCAGGTGTAAAAGGTCTTGGAGAAAAGAAACTAATGAAGTTGTTTCCCGAACTCTCTCAGCGTATATTGACGCTACAAGATATTTTAGACATAAGTGAGGAAAAATTAAAAGAAAACATCATATACGCTCGTATTTTAGACATGCAAGACCAGCTTGAAAAAAATTACAAGGTTATGAATCTACATAATCCGATGCTAGATGATCTTGAAAAAGAATTCCTCGATACTCTTATCGAATATCCTTTACCTGAACTTGATACCATAGAATTTCTTAAGTATTATCACGAGGATGGTTTGAAACATCTAATCAAGAATATTGACTACTGGATTCAAAACACATTTAAAGATATAATCAGTTATAATAAATAAGTTACATTGACACTAAATAATATAAATCAATACGGTCCTGGTTTCCAGACCAAAGTAATTGCATCACTTTTAAATCACAAGGATTTTTTAATCAATATCCACGATATCATCAGTGAGGAATACTTTGAATCCCAGGCACACAAGTGGTTGATTAAAGAAATTTTAAAATACTTTGATAAGTACCATGCAACCCCATCACTTGAGGTACTTAAAGTCGAATACAAAAAAGTACAAAACGAGGTTTTACAAATTGCCATTAAAGAACAACTTCGAGAGGCATACAAAGAAACTGATGACTTGGCTTATATCCAAGAAGAATTTTCATCGTTCTGTAAAAACCAAATGCTTAAAAAAGCCCTACTTCAATCCGTTGATCTGTTACAAGCTGGAGATTATGATTCGATTAAATTTATGATCGAATCTGCTATGAAAGCAGGTCAAGACAAAAACCTAGGTCATGAATATAATAAAGACATTGAAACACGCTATCGCGAGGAACATCGAATCGCAGTTCCAACTCCTTGGGATGAATTTAACAACCTACTTCAAGGCGGTCTCGGAAATGGAGATTTTGGTCTTATATTTGGTAATCCAGGAGGTGGTAAATCTTGGGCACTAGTAGCTTTAGGTGGGCATGCTGTCAAAATGGGTTACAACGTAATTCACTATACTCTTGAGTTAGGTGAGGATTATGTTGGCCGTCGATATGACGCTTACTTTACAGAGATCCCTGTAAACGTAATCTCAACCCACAAAGACAAGGTAACCCAAGTAATGGATAAATTACCAGGTCAGCTAATTATTAAAGAATATGCGCCAGGTAGAGCATCCATATCTACGCTTGAATCACATATCAAAAAGTGTATTGATTTAGATTTCAAACCCGATTTAATTATAATCGACTATGTAGATCTTCTTCGCTCAAAGAAAAATAATCGTGAACGTAAAGAAGAGATTGATGATATTTATATTGGCACTAAAGGATTAGCTCGCGGGCTAAACATTCCAGTTTGGAGCGTCTCACAGGTTAACCGCGCTGGTGCCAAAGACGACATTATTGAGGGTGATAAAGCCGCCGGTTCTTATGATAAAATCATGATTACCGATTTCGCTGCGTCCTTAAGTCGTAAACGTCAGGATAAAGTTAATGGCACCGGTAGATGGCACATTATGAAGAACAGGTACGGAATGGATGGATTAACTTATGGCGCTAAAGTAGATACTTCAACAGGTCATTTTGAAATGATCTCCGATGCTGAACTCGAGAACATCACCCCAGCTGACACCAAGACAAGTTATGGGCAAGTTACAGATTCTGAAAAGGATCAACTTCGCCAATTCAATAACTTTTTCCTAAACTCTTAATTAACTTTACAATGGCAAAGAAACGAAATCTGTTGCATGAAAGAATTGTCTATAAACCTTTCGAATATCCTGAGGCATATGACTATTGGCTTAAACAACAACAAGCTCACTGGTTACATACAGAGGTACCTATGATGTCTGATCTAAATGATTGGAATGCTAATCTAAACGAAACAGAAAAAAACATTATAGGATCGATTTTAAAGGGATTTGCTCAAACAGAAACTGTAGTAAACGATTACTGGACCGGCCTAGTTACTAAATGGTTCCGTAAGCCTGAAATAATTATGATGGCGACCACATTTGGTAGCATGGAAACAATTCACGCTGAAGCTTACTCTCTATTAAATGAAACACTTGGTCTGGATAACTTTGCTGAGTTTCTTGAAGATGAAACGACCATGGCTAAGATTGAAAATCTTATGGTGGTTCGTGATAGCTTCAATGGTGAGAAAAATTTCCATGAGATTGCTAAGAGCCTTGCCATCTTCTCAGCTTTCACAGAGGGTGTTAATCTATTCTCTTCGTTTGCGATCTTACTATCATTTAAAATGCGTAACAAGCTTAAAGGAGTTGGACAAATCGTAGAATGGTCTATTCGAGATGAATCAATGCACTCAGAAGCAGGTTGTTGGTTATTCAGAACACTGATTGAAGAAAACCCATCCCTTAAAACAAAAGAACTAGAGGCCGCTATTATTGAGGCTGCTCTATTATCCCTTAAACTCGAACTTGAATTTATTGATAAAGTATATGAGTTAGGTGATCTAGAGGGATGTTCAAAATATGACTTGCAAAATTTCATCAAAAATCGAATCAACACAAAACTTGGTGACCTTGGTTACAATCCAATCGTTACCGATATTGATGTAACTGCTGTTGAGCGTATGAAATGGTTTGATCACCTCTCAGCAGGAAAACAACACACTGATTTTTTTGCAAACCGTGTAACAAATTATTCAAAAGGACATTTACAATGGGACGAAAGTATCTTTTAATTTTATCTTTTTTATTCTCCACTTTATCTTTACTGGGTAGTCACCTCTCTGGAGGTGACATCCAGTATCGTTACATAGGAGATTCAACAGGAGTAGCTCGTCATTATAAAGTTATCTTACGAGTTTATCGAGATGTAACAGGTATTGCTATGCCCACTACAGATCAGGTAACAGTTAGTTCAGGATGTTATTCAAACATAAACATTCCTATGAATTTGCAACCTGGTTCTGGTTTAGTAGCCCCTACTTTATTTGATTGTGTTGTTCCTGGGCCTACAACCAAAACGCTAGAGGTTTACTTATACATTGGGTACGTTATTTTACCCGGTAATTGCTCGGATTATAGATTTTGGTACGACAATTGCTGCAGACCAGGAGGTATCAACAATATAAACGGATCAAACGGTGCTTTTGGTAACGATGGATTCTATTTTGATGCCAAACTGGACAATTCTACACAAGGGCAAAATTCATCTCCTATTTTTGTAAGTGAACCAGTACGAGCATTCTGTGTGGGTAATCCGTTTAACTGGAAGCAATCCGTAATTGAGGCTAATGGTGATTCAATCGTTTACTCTTTAATTAACTGTAGAGAAGGAGCTTACCCAACCCAAACAAACATTCCATTTGATGCAGGTTGGACTGCAACTCAACCTGTTACCTCAACTTACTTTAACATTAACCCTAGTACAGGGTTAATTTCATTCCTTCCAACCCAAGTAGAAATTGATGTATTATCAGTTTTGGTTGAAGAGTGGAGATTCGACACTTTATATGGTTCGTGGTATCAAGTAGGAAGTGCAAGCCGAGACATGATGATCTCAGTCTCTCCAAATTGCAACCTGTTAGCAACCCAAGGTGTACAATATGATCCTTTTTTATATCCTATTGACACGTTAACTGCTTTACCTTACATAGAGGCAAGTTGTGGAGATACTAGTTTAACTTTAAAATTCCATATCAAGCTAGACTGCTATTCAGTTAACACTACAGACTTTAGAATGACAGGTCCCGATGGTCAACCTGTAGCTATAACTCAAATCCAGGCTAATTGTGATGTCAACGCTGAAACTGATTCTCTAGAGTTATATTTTCCTTTTGGACTCCAATTAAATGGAAGATATTATCTTTACAGTAAAAAAGGAGATGATGGAAATACTTTAATCAATAAGTGTGGATTACCTATGTCAGAATTTGATACAATAGTAATTGTAGTTAAAGACTGCCCCCCACCTCCTCCCCCTCCTCCAATCGATCCTGAATTAGACGAAGATCCAAATGGCCCTGAACCTGAACCTCGTCCAAGACCCCGTCCAGTAACAATTCCAAACGTGTTAACTCCAAATGGAGATAATATTAACGATACGTTTAAGATCAAAAATCTAAACACTTGGACTACTAACTATATTGTAATCTACAATAGATGGGGTAAAATAGTTTATGAGCAAACAGATTACAAAAACGATTGGAACGGTGGTGATGTTCCCCCTGGAGTATATTACGGGACTTTATACTTAAATTGGGCTTCTAAAAAAGAAAATCATACATTCAATATAACAATCATAAAATAAGATGGACAATAATTTAGTAGTAGATTTTACACAATGGGAGCGTGGTAAAGACTATCCCGAATATTTTGATGAGGTAGCCCTCTCAACAATCTCTAAGGGTTATCTATTACCAGGTGAAACACCTAAAAAAGCATATAGACGAGTTGCACACGCAGTAGCAATGCGTCTAAATCGCCCCGATTTAGAAAACAAATTCTTTAAATATATTTGGAATGGTTGGATTGGATTAGCAAGCCCTGTTCTCAGCAATACCGGAACTGATCGTGGTTTGCCTATTAGCTGCTTTGGAATTGATACTCCAGACAGTGTTAGAGGTATCGGCCTTACTAACGCAGAACTTATGCGTCTTACTTCGTACGGTGGTGGTGTAGGAATTTCCCTTAGCAGAATTCGAGGACGAGGAGAAAACATCACTGGAAATGGAAGATCTGAAGGAGTAGTACCTTGGGCTAAAATTTATGACTCAACTATTATCGCAACTAATCAAGGTTCAGTACGTAGAGGAGCAGCATCAGTAAACTTAGATATTAATCACAAAGATATTCACGAGTTCCTTCAAATTCGCCGTCCAAAAGGTGATCCAAACCGTCAATGTCTTAACCTACACCAGTGTGTAGTTGTAGATGATGCGTTTATGAAGCGCTTAAATGATCGCGACAGCGAGGCTATGTCACTGTGGTTAGAAATACTTAAATCACGCGTAGAAACCGGAGAACCATATATTATGTTTAGGGACAATGTCAACAAAGACAATCCTTTAGCATACCGAATGAACAACTTGGATGTCTCCATGACCAACATTTGTACAGAGATTACTTTGCACACAGATGAGGAACACTCCTTTATTTGCTGTTTGTCCTCTCTTAACTTAGCCAAGTACGATGAATGGAAAGACACAGACGTAGTTGAAACTGCTATCTATTTCTTGGATGGTGTAATGGAGGAATTCATCCAGAAAACAAACGGTAAAGAATCTATGATTCGCTCACACCGTCACGCTAAAAAAGGTCGTGCACTTGGTTTAGGTGTAATGGGTTGGCATACTTTCTTACAACAAAAGAATTTACCATTTAACTCAATCGCATCTACAGCTTGGACACACACCATCTTTAGCCAAATCAAAACACAAGCCGAAGCAGCATCCCGCAAAATGGCTGTTGAATATGGTGAGCCATTATGGTGTAAAGGTACAGGTATGCGTAATACACACTTGCTAGCAATCGCTCCAACTGTATCCAATTCTCGTATCAGCGCATGTTCAGCAGGTATTGAACCCCAACCAGCAAACGTTTACGTTTTTAACGGTGCTAAAGGAACATTTATTGTTAAAAACCCAGAATTAGAGACTTTGCTGGATAAAAAAGGACACAATGTAAATAAAGTATGGGATCAAATCCTAGCTGATAACGGTTCAGTCCTTAACCTACCAAGTGATATCTTAACTGATGAGGAAAAAGATGTATTCTTGACATTCCCAGAGATTAACCAGCTAGGTTTAGTTCAACAAGCTGCTATCAGACAAAAGTACATTGACCAAACCCAATCACTTAACGTGTCGTTTGATCCAACAGATTCACCAAAATGGATTAACCAGGTGCATATAGAGGCGTGGAAGCTTGGAATCAAAACACTATATTATTTGCGTACTGACTCAGTAATCAAAGGAGATCTTGGTTCTCGCACTGTGGATTGCATTTCTTGCGATGGATAATAATATTTATAATAAACATTAAAACTAAATTAAAATGAAATTTTTAAAAAAATTTTGGAATTGGTTATTAGGACAAACTACAATTGATGAAAAAATTGAAGCTAAAGTAACTGAAGTTAAAGAAAAAGTAGCTGAAGTTAAAGAAGAAGTAATTGAATTTAAAGAAGAGGTTAAAGAAGCTACTAAAAAAGTAGTAAAAGAAGCTAAAGATATAGTAGTAGCTGTTAAACCTAAGAAAAAAAGATATTACAAGCCTAAGGCAAAGAAACAATAACTTTTAGTTAAAAATACTTTTAAGAAGGAGAGCATTCAATGCTCTCTTTTTATATTTATAAGTAAATGAGACTGTTTTTACTTTTACTTCTCATACCGTTTACCTGCTCAGGTCAAATTAGAGTTGATAAAGCAGGAGATGGTTGGGATTTAAAGATAGATTCAGCGCTTACTGTTATAAAACAGACCGATTTACAAAAACACCAGTTATTGGATAGTGTTTGTCAGGAGGTTAGTTTTTGGATAAGTAATTTTTCTTCTAATGAATTAGTAGGAAAAACAGGTAGGATTTATGTGTCAACTAAAGACGTAAAACTAGGAGTCAATAACCTAGCTTGTGTTTTGATTCATGAATCCCTTCATTTATACTTCCTACGTAAGGGGGTAAAAATGACCCCTGCTGAAGAAGAAAATTATTGTTATCGATATGAATTAGAATTTATACAAAAACTAACAAACCCTGAACCTTGGCTTAAAGAAAACGCCTTAAAACACATCCAATGAAAAAATTCCTTTCAATTTTAGCTTTACTATTTACAGTAGTAACTTTTGGTCAAACTTTACCTGCTCCAAGTAATGGTCACTGGGTAATTTTAGATACTTCTTATACTGTAGGTACTTCAACTACAGGTACTACAGAAGCCGACTTATACTATACTAATCAAAACGGTAAAAAAATTACTGGTTTACAATTTAGAGTATGGTATGATAAAGTAGCTTTTAATGGAGCTGCTCCTGTAGTAGCTTTAAAATATAGTGCTACAGACCAATACATGCAATATGTAGTTAACCAAACTGATGGTCACATTACAGTTACTTTAGTTTATACAGGTACTAATACAAACTTTAGTTATGCCAATGGCGCTGCTGTAGGTATTACTTTTACTCATGCTGTACCTGCTACTTGGAATACTTTAGATAGTATTAAAGACTTAAAAATTTCAGGCACTCAAACATTTAGTAACTTAGCTGCTACTAATTTAGGAAACGATACTACTTTAACAATGTATTCTTATGGTGGTAACTTTACTCAACGTGCTTTTACATTTAAAGGACGTTTTGTAACCCCAGCAGGTAATGGAGCTAAAAACTTATGGTTATCTTTAGAGAAAAAACCTAAAACAGGTTCAACTTGGACTACTGTAGAAACAATTAAAACAAATACAGTAGGTAGATTTAGCTTTACTCAAACATTAGATACTACTTATTGGCACGCTCGTATCAAAGTTCAGGGTGATACCATGACAATTGGTAATGTAATTTCAACGGCAGACGCCCAAAAAGTTAACCAAGCAGTATTAGGTCAATACACTCCAACAGGATTTGACTTTTATACTATGGATGTAAACGGATCTAACTCAGTTACAATTTCGGATGCGTATGCTGTGTTTGGTAAATTAGCTGGTAATTTTGCTACTTGGCCTAATAATGTGCCTGATATTTTATTCTTTACAGAAACACAACGTAACACAATCAATGGTACATCTACATCCCAAGCTTCAACAATCCCAGGTGTAACTAACTTTGAGTACTTAATTAACGGTAAAGACTCAGTTACATACTATGTAGCGGTTAAGGGTGATGCTAACTCAACTGGTTTTAAAATGGCACGTTTAGTGCCCATAACAATTGTTAATCCAAACAATGCTCCAAACTACATTATTGACCAAACAGTTCAATACGATAATGTAATAGATGAAATTGAAGTTAGATTCCCAGACCTAGAAGTAACAGAAGGTAACCTAGTAAACGTTCCTGTAACTGTAGTTACTGGTCAAGATAACTTAAGTGCTTTACAATTAAATGTTAAATACGACCAAGATTTGCTTTCATTCAGTAATGTTTTAAACAGTGAAAAAGCAATGAATTGGATGTCGTACTTTAACCCTTCAAACGGTGCTATAGAATGGGGTGGAGCCGATTTTTCAAACGACAATAATTTAGTAGATGGTGATGTAGTGTTTACTCTACAATTTACTGCTTTAAAACCTAAACTAAACTGGACTGTATCCCCACTTTATGTAGCTGAAAAATATGTGGGTGATGTTCAATCAAGTGATATGAATATCAAACCTACTAATGGTAGAATCGAAATTAGAAAACGTAATTCAGACCCAAAAGCCCTAGAGGGGTTTGATATTGTAACCTACCCTAATCCTACAAAAGGGTTAGCTGTAGTTCAATTTAATGTTTTACAAGACTCTAAAACAGAAGTAGCTATATTTGATATTACAGGAAAAAAATTAATCCAGGTTATTAACGAATATGTACCCGCAGGTCAATATGTATATGAAGTAGACTTATCAGTTTTAAATAATGGTGTTTATTACACTTCTATTTTAACTGGTAAGCAGGTTGCCACAAGTAGAACTATAATATCTAAATAAAAATGAGCGAAGAACAAGAAGGCGGATTATCAGGTCTTAAAAAGACTATAATAGGTGTGCTTACAACTGCTGTCACAGCAGCTGGGGTTTACGTAACAACAAACATCAATAAATTTTTTGGTGTTGAAGAAGAAACAGAAGTAAAAACTGAACAAGTAATTGAAGCCCCAGCTCAAACTACTCCAGTTGGTGGTGCTACTCCTGCTCCAATAGTTGTTAACATTGAAAACACTAACCAACAAAAACAAAGCGGTGGTAACACTGTAATTAGAGAAAGAGTAATTGAAAAACCAGCTCCTGCTAAAAAAGAAGAGACAAGTGAAGAAGATCCTTGGTAGTCTAGTATTCCTCCTTCTATTATCAGGTTGCGGTTCAATGTCAACTGTAACTGATGGAGATGAAGTAGTATCTAAAAGCATTTCAACAGTTTCAGATTATACTGGGGCTAAAACTACTGTTCAAGTTGTGAACGTAGATTTAGAGAAAGTATTTAAAATGTACCCTGGCTTACAAGAAAAAAATGTAGGTTTAGGATTTGCTGAATCAGTGCTTGATTATTTAGATGAAACAAATCGCTTTGATTTTACCGAAGAAAAATCTGAAATCAAAGAAAGAATGGTAACCCAATTCAAAGCATCTAAAAAAGGTGTCTTTGAAGAGCCTATTGACGGTAAAGGTAAAATTAAAGCTGCTCGTTACTTTGTTTACGTAACTGTAGCTGACTTTGCTGTTGATGAGGACGAAACAGTAGTAAAAGGCAAAGCTAAAGTTGTAGTAACTACATTTATTAGACTACAAGTTAGATTTGTAAACGCTGAAACTGGCCAAATTTATATTGGTTCAGGTGAAGGTGAGGCTACTAAAACTGGTGAAGCATTCTTAAAGTCATTAGATGGTATGACTTTCTCTCAAAGCACAGTTGGTAAGGCAACTCGTAAATCATTAGAAACTGCTAGTACTAATGTAATCGAAAAACTTATCAAGAACGGTGTTTTTGAAAAGTAAAATATTAGCTTTATTATTCCTACTTGGAGGTTTGTCCTTAAAAGGGCAGACCTTCATGTATTCGTATGTTGACCCTTGTACTCAACAAGTGCAAACTTTGATGTACGATATGTCTGCTCCTATTATAGTATCGTACTATGGGCAAACTAGAGCATTTACTTACAATGAAATTTCTAGTGGTGTTTTAGATACGTGGCTTAACCAAGTATACTCTAACTTTATAGCATCCCCTTGTGATGAAGTATTTACCACGGTTACAACAACATCTACTACAAATTTAACTACAAATCTAGTTAATAGTGTTTTAAATTTAAGTGCTGTTACGTCTATTTCTTCTATGAATCTAGGAGGAAATATTAACTCCACTAACTCATCCAACTCCAACACTAACGAAAACAATAACAACCCCCAGTCAAATACCACCAGCTCAAGTAACAATAGTAACAATAACAACAATAGCAATAACACTGGTTCCCCCAATAATTCAAATTCCGGTTCTGGTAGTAGTGGGGGTAATAGCGAACCTAATTCTGGGGGTTCTAACTCTAGCGAATCTAGCGGAGGAACAACAGCAGGAGAAACTCAAGGGGAGAGTCAAGAAGGAGTACCATCTGAAGAAAAAATAGACGAAGCAAAAACAGAACAACAAAAAACAGAAGCAAACCAAACTTCTAAAACAACAGCTAAAGCTAGAACACAAGTACAAAAGCCTGCTATTTTAGTAACTGGTGATATAGTTGGTCTTCAAAAAACAGATGATAAAACTAATGATGCTAGAGGTACATTTTCTTTTACTCGCGTAAAAGGAGACGGAACAGCATCATTTGGCTTATCAGCCGACTACATGATTCGAGCTAAAATTAGTAATATTACACTAATGAAATCTTGGATTGGTACTACTGAAAAAGGCAATAAACACATTAATTTATTATCTTCAGGATTTTCAATTCAACCTGGTTCCTGGACTAATACAACTATGTTCATCAGAGTAAACAGTTTAAAACGTTTTACTGCTATCTATGGTGCTGCTGGTAGTGCTGGTTACTTATATAAAGAACCTATTATATCAACTCTAGCTGTAGCTGGGTTTATGTATAAAGGTAAAATTTACAAAAATATAGATGGTACTTTAATTACGGCTGCTGTTTATGCTCCTTATTCAAAATACTATACTGAATCTTGGTTTGATTCTAAACCTATTGTCATTCCATTCTTTAATATAAACTACAAGTTAACTAAAACATTTGGAGTAGGATTAACAGGTGGTGGAACTTATTTAGCAGGTGCTAATGTTTTAAATTACCAAGTACTATTAGGTTCCAAACTTATACTATGAGAAACTTACTCATAATATTATTTATTTTATTAGGTATAAAATCATATGCCCAAACTACTCTTTGCGCTAGTAGTGCTACTAGCTTTGGCTATGAATATATGGCTAATATAACCATAAACGGACAATACTATCAGGGTAATACAAACTATACAGGCCCTGGTTACTACAATTATACAGGTACTCCTATCCCTACTATTAACGCAGGGCAAAACATTTCAATTTCATTTACAGCCCAAACTAAAGGAGCATACCAGCAATATTTTAAATTATGGATTGACTTTAATGGTAATGGTAATCTAAATGATGCTGGCGAACTAGTTTATTCACATACTGATGTTTGGACTGGTACTAGAAGTTTTACTAGCACTTTTACTGTACCTACTTCAGTATTTAATGGGCAAGTTTATGCTCGTTTTATAATGGTGTATTCTGCAGCACCTGCTCTTTGTGGTAACTATTCATATGGTAATACATTTGACTTTAGAACCACTATTACAGGAGCACAAGACCCATTTTCTTATTCAGGGTATGTTTATGGAGCGAACGGGGTAGGTATTCCTAATATACCATTTCAGCTCTATAGTAAATTAAAATCAGATGCTACTTATACTTTATTAAGTAACCATACAACAGATGTTAATGGTAGGTATAATTTAACATCTTCTAGAGATGCTAATTTATATGATTTTGAATTACGTCTTGGTAATCTATCTATAACGTCTCCCTTAATAAATGATGCCCAAGCATTCAACCAAAAAGTATTATCTCAATCATTTGTATCTAAAGACTATTATAGAATGGATGTAAACGGAGATAATAACTTAAGTATCACAGATGTTTACTTAACTTTTATGAGAATAATAGGTAGAAGCTGGAGACCAGGGGTACCTAATTATAGAATATTTACTGTTGCAGAATGGAATGTTATAAATGCTTCTAGTAGTAATTTGAAAAATACGTATACCGGACAACAAAGTGTTACTACAAGCGGATTAACAAACCGAGGTAGCACAAATTTTTACTTAATACGAACAGGACACAATAATTAGTATGTTATCACTTTTATTAGCAGCTACCCTAGCAACCTCTCAGATTGATACAGTTATCAACTCTACCCCAGTACAAACAATCGAAGACAGAGATGTTCGATTTGGTGTTAAAGAAACAGTTGAAGAACTGCTATATGATAAAAACATTAATCCTTTATCATGTCATATTGCAGTAGAAATTGTTAAAATAGAATCCCCACAACAAAAACTTAACATAGTAGGATTACAATGGTTAAGAAAAGATTACATTGTAGAGGTTAAAATTACTATTGACGGGAAAGAATATGCAGGAGATGCTAAAAGAAAAACATTATTATTCGCAGCTGCTTTAGATGTTGAAAACAATGAAGTTCCGCTTAATAGAAAGGCATTCTCCAAAGCTCTACAGCGTTCTCTTGAGGACGCTTTAAAAACACTTTAATATTTATAACAAACGTTTTGATTAATAGTTGTGCCATTTTAACTAAAAACAATTAAAATTATGGCGTTTAAAGACATTTTTAAAGACAAAAATGACTACAACGAAAAAACAATCGTTGGTTTTATGTCTTTCTCAGTAATGAGTTTAGCAGCAGTTGCTGATATTATTACAGGTATTTTCGGACAAGAACTTGTTATCTCAGATACTGTATTCAATTCATTTGTAATTATTACTCTTGGTGCCTTTGGTATTGCTGAAGCTGGTAAGATCTTTGGAGATAAAAAAGAAGAAAAAACTTCTAAAGCTAAAAAGAGCTACGATTACGAAGAAGAAGAACTTGGTTAATTTAAAATAATAATAAAATGATATTAAAAAGAGGTGATAATAACGAGATTGTAAAAAAAGTACAGATCGTTTTAGGTGTTGACCCAATAGGCAATTTTGGCCCAAAAACAGAAGAAGCAGTTAAAGCTTGGCAAAAGAAAAATGGTTTACCTGCTGATGGTATTGTAGGCCCCGCTACTCTAGTAAAAATGGGTATTGTAGTTGAAACCAAAACCCCAGCTACAACATCAAAACCTACAACAGGAACTACTAAATATTCAAAAGAAAAAGTTGAAACTGCTGTTAAAGCTAAAGGATATAAATGGTTTGAAGGTAAAGATTACCATTTAAATATTGTTGGTGTTCGTAACTCAGATACAGGTCAAAAAGTAACTAATGCTTTTGATGACAGACTAACTTTATCCTACCAAGCTAATGGGGAATGGATTTACAAAGAATGGATGAATACTACCGACCCCGGAACTAAAGGAGTAAAAGAATATCATAATGCTGCTGGAGTTGCAAGACTAGTAGAAGGTCAATATATTGATTCACATGCTTTAGGTCTACACCAAGGTAAATATGAAGCTTTAAGACAGCAAAAATCTGTTAAAGTTTATAGAGATCCTAACAGAGATATGACCTATGATGAAACCAAAATCCAAGAAGGTATCTTTGGCATCAATATCCATAAAGCCGGAGCAGATTCAACTTATGTAGAAAACTGGTCTGAAGGATGCCAAGTATTTAAAAGAGCAGCTGATTTTGAAGAGTTTATGGCTATTGCTAGAAAAGCTAAAACTGCTGGTTTTAAATCATTTACCTACACTCTTATTGAATCTAAAGATATAGCATAATGAAACTAAGTCTCCCACTATTAGCTATTACATCATTTACCGCAGGTGTAACCTTTATGTGTTCCTATTTTATGAATCTAACAATGGCAAATTCTGATCAGTATCTAGCTATAGTGGGAGTAATGTTTTTAGATGGTATCTTTGGTATGATTGCTGGTACTAGAAGAGAAGGATTTCAAACACGTAAAGCAATTAAAGTACTAAGAAACACCGTTGCGTGGTTAGTTATTTTAACAGTTATTTTAATGGTTGAACAAGGCTTTGCTGGTACAGCTTGGCTTAGTGAAGTAATTGTAGTACCTTTTATGGTGTTCCAGCTCATAAGTGCACTTAAAAATGCATCTATGGCAGGATTTATCCAGATGAGTCTATTAAACCAAATCTTGGATAAAATAGATAAACATAAAGGTATAAGAGATGAAGAACCTAAAGAATAAAATATTTCCGCTTTTAATAGCATTATCGGCCCTGTCAGTGTCTGCTTCGGCCGCTTTCTATTCAGTTAGTGGCCTTAGCAAACTCTTTGCTGGGGCGTCACTTGAGGTCATTATCATGGCCTCTTCACTTGAGGTAGCTAAACTTGTAATTGCTTCCCTACTTTACCAATACTGGGATTCCTTAAATAAAGGTTTAAGAGCATACCTAGCAGTAGCAACTTGTGTGCTTATATTAATTACCTCAGCAGGTATCTATGGTTTTTTATCTGGGGCGTATCAGGAAACAGCTAATAAAGAAGGTATTGTAACTCAACAAATCACTGCTTTAGAAACTAAAAAAGTATTATATGAGGAAACAAGAGATAATCTTTTAGCAGATAGAAAATCAAATAACGAGCTTAGAGGTACACTTTCTAAAGGTTCAACAACCCAATTTACAGATAAAAATGGTAATCTAGTAGTTAGAACAAACAATTCAGCTATTCGAAACATCGAATCAACAGCTAAAGAAAACGAAAGACTAGCCATTAAACTAGATGTTATAAATGATTCTATATTTTCTCTTGAAACAAAAATCCTAGAAACTAAAGTTAATAGTGAAGTAGCAAGTGAACTAGGCCCACTTAAATATCTTTCAGAGTTAACTGGGGTAGAGATGAACCGGATTATTAACTGGCTTCTTCTAATAATCATCTTTGTATTTGATCCTCTAGCAATAGCACTTGTAATTGCTGCTAACTTTGCCTTTAACCAACTACGTCCTAAAAAAGAATACCCATTAAAAGAACAAGTAGAAGATAATGAAGGAAGTGATATCTATACTGAAGATGACTTAAAAGAATGGGATGTAACTCTAATGGATGGTTTAGAAGAGGAACCAGAAATTGAAATCAAAATGAGTGGTGAACCCTCTTTAGATATATTAAATGAAGAAATACAAGGAGTACCTGTTATGGTTGATCCTAAAACAGGTAAATTATTCTACCAAACTGAAGACACCCCAGAACAAGATTGGAAGATTATAGATGAAGAAAAACAAATAAAGGAAGAAATTGAAAAAAATATTACCCTAAACTCTCCGTATACTCCCAAAAAGAAACAATCAGAAGATCCAAATAATGATATGATACGTTATTTTTAAATTTGGCTACCCTAAAAATTGTTCGTACATTTACAACATAATAAAAACACAGTTATGACAACAGAAGTACAAAAACAACGCACACAAATGATCGATGAATTAATGTCCATTAGCACAGTAATGGATGAGTTGTTCCGTTATCACCCAGATAATCCCAATAAAGTAGATGTGGTACAAGAATTCCAAAAAATGGCAATCCGCAAAGTCGAGCTACAATCGATCTTGGATGCCCAAGCTTGAGCAAGAAGATTTGGCTGCTCAAAAATCTCTTCGTACATTAAGAGAGTATTTAAAAAATAATCCAGGTTCTGTAGACGATGCCTTTTAACTGTTTTCTCGATCACTTTATTACCCAACCAGAAGAGGTTGTAGCAAAGGAACTATCCAAGCTACAACCTCTTAACTACAACAAGTTTATGTGGTGGCGCAGCCATGCACAGAAGGGACACCCACTTGGACGTAGGTCACCGTTAAAAGACCGTATTCTAAACGGTGATTTTGATTTCTCGTGCTACTATTGGCAAGCACAAAATGCTGCAATACAAGCACGTAAAAAGCTGAATCTAGATAAAGATGATTCACAAGCACAATACGAAAAAATCCGTATAGATGTTGCTCGTTATCGCCGTTTGATGGTCGATTTCCAAAAAGAAGAATCAGCTCGTTTAGAGGAGCTTATTACATCTTTTACTTCCTCGTTTAAAATTACCCAAGAGGAATTACTTAATCGTCTTTGCAACTGGAGTGGTGATTTGTTAGAATTTTATTACTCACTTGATGAGTTTGGTACCCCCCTTCCCCCCGAGATTCGTAAACGCGGACGTCCTAAAAAAACAAAATTATGATCGAAGTTATTAAACACACTCTTGGATTCTGTGGTGAACACTGGCACCCAAATCTTTTCACAGCTTTAGCAGGTGGGCTTGGACTATCACCAGCTATTTCGTATATTTATTATAAAGTAAAAAGTTACAATGGTAAAGATTAGTCACGAAACCCCGTTATGTCTATTAGAGTATAGTCGCGAATTTAACAATTATGATTATGCTCTCCCACACTTGTTCGATTCAGAACCAGGTTATCTAGAATATTTTCGCAAATCCAAGAAAATGGGACGCTACATTATCATGGACAATTCATTACATGAGTTAGGCCATGCCTATGATACTGATCGTCTTTTGTACTGGATCAACGAATTTGAACCAGATGAATTTATTGTACCTGATGTTTGGCAAGACCGAGATAAATCAGTAGTAAATGCTCGTCAATGGGCACCAGTTGTATTGCCTGAAAACACTACTAAAGTAGCAGTAGTCCAAGCTCAAACAATTCATGAGGCTGCTACTTGTTACCAAACCTACAAGGATTTGGGTTACAAGAAAATTGCATTCTCGTATGGTGCCTCGTACTACAACGATGTAGTACCCCATCCAAACAAAGATTTAGGCAAAGCACTTGGTCGTATCTCTGTAATCTCAATTTTATACAAAATTGGAGTTATCGAAGACAATGATCGAGTACATTTGCTAGGTTGTTCAGTACCACAAGAATTTGGATGGTACCAAGGATTCAAATTTATAGAATCAATTGATACCTCTAACCCAATAATGGCTGCTTTAGAGGGTATTCGATACACTGAATTTGGTTTAACTCAAAAACCAAAAGCAAACATGAACGATTATTTCTACATGTTTGAGGATCAAATCGATTTTGATATTTTGGATCATAATCTTATTATGTTTGCAACAATCAATAATTTGTAATAGCGTTTACCTATACGCTCAAAATACCTGGTAAATTTTAAATTATATAAAATGGCAAAACACGTTGTAGTTTCGTTATCTGGAGGAATGGATTCCTCAACATTATTGCTTAGAGCGCTAAGCGAATTCGATACTGTAACAGCAGTATCATTTGATTATGGTCAAAAACATCGAGTAGAGCTTGATCGAGCTCAAGACCTGGTTAACTACCTGAATGCCAGAGCTGATGAGACTAAGTATAAAAGCGATATAGCTGAAGTTATTATGCATCACTTCTCTAAAGTTAACTACCAGGTAATTAAACTTGACGGTCTGAGTCAACTACTAAACTCGGCTTTAGTAACTGGAGGTGACGAAGTACCTGAAGGACACTATGCTGAAGAAAATATGAAAGCAACAGTTGTTCCAAACCGAAACAAAATCTTTAGTTCAATTACTCAAGCAATTGCTTTATCTATCGCTAATGAAAAACAAGAAGACTGTTCAATCGCCCTCGGAATCCACGCAGGAGATCACGCTATCTACCCAGACTGCAGACAAGAATTCCGCGATGCGGACGATTTTGCTTTCCGCAGTGGTAATTGGGATAGTGATCGGGTATCTTATTGGACACCTTATCTTGAAGGCGATAAGTTCACTATCTTAAAAGACGGAGAAAAACTATGTGATGAGCTAGGTATTGACTTTGAGGAAGTTTACAAACGTACAAACACATCTTATAAACCAATCTTAGTCTTTATGGGAATGACACCCGGAGGACCTGATTACCAATGGCATTCAGATTACAAATCAGCAAGTTCAGTTGAACGAGTTGAAGCATTTATTAAACTAGGTCGTCCTGATCCTGCACCTTATGCAGATGAGACAGGTCCTGTGACTTGGGAGCATGTAGTAGCAGAAGTAACTAAAGTACTAGAAAATCATGAGCGATAGAAATAATATTTACAGAGACATTTTCAACGGTAAAAATAAAGAACGTTGGGAAGAAGAACAAAAACATATGCCTAATCAAAAATGGCATAAGATTATGAGTTTTATCAAATCAAGTATTCGTATAACTGGTTATATTCTTATACCATTTGATTTGGCTACCGCAGCTTTTGTTCTTATATTTAGCGAAATAGTAGGAATATTAGAGGAACTGGTATGAAAAAATTTGGAGATTGGGTTCTGAGATATGGACATTGGAGCTTTTTAGCAAGCTCATTAGTTGAAGCATCAAGTCGTCATTGGTTTATGGCCGCGGCGTTTATGTTTCTTTTTATTAATTATCAATTTTTAGACAAAAAATGAAACAATTATGGTATTTTTCAGCGGACTGGTGTGGTCCCTGCAAACAATTCGGTCCTGTAATGGACGAACTAGCTAAACAAGGTATGTCTATTAAAAAACTTAACGTAGACTACACCCCAGATGCCGCTACAACCTATGGTATTAAGAGTATTCCTACAGTTATTCTAGTAGAAGACGAACAAGAAAAAGCACGTTTTACAGGTGTTCGTTCAATGCAACAAGTAATCGACTTTTATAACCAAAAGAATGGGTAGTTTTAGATCCACTAAAGTATTTGATGGTTATTCAACAGTATTCCGTCAGTGGAAAGCTGAAGGAACTCATTGTCGTTTCCTACATGGTTACGGGGTAAGCCTTAGAGTATGGTTTGAAGGTGAACTTGACGAACGCAACTGGGTTTGGGATTTTGGAGGCATGAAACGTGCTAAAAATACTATTGATGGTATGAATCCTAAAGCATGGATGGATTATATGCTAGATCATACTACCCTTGTAGCTGAAGATGATCCTGAACTAGAAGGATTTAAAGCAATGGAACGATTTGGAGTTATCCAACTTCGAATCCTCCCAGCTACAGGAGCAGAACGTTTTGCTGAATATTTTTATAATAAACTAAACGATTTTGTTCAAATTGAAACCGAAGGACGCGTAAAGGTAATTCAAGTTGAATTCCGTGAGCACGAAAAGAACACAGCATTTTATAAAGGATAATAAATTTAAGGGGGACCAATATTTTGGAAACCCCCTTAATATTTATAACCATGGGAACAAAAGAATATCATGCTAAGTATTATGCCGAAAATAGTGCTAAAGCAAAAAAACATAAAAAATCTTACGAAAAGCGAAATAAAGAATTTATAACAAGAGTTAGAAAAAGATTAAAATGTATGAAATGTCATCTTGATAGATGGTACTTAATAGAATTTCATCATTTAGATCCTAAAACTAAAGAAATAGGAGTTACAAATTTACAATACAACGCTTATAGTATTGAACGTATAAAAAAAGAAATTAGAAAATGTGTGCCCCTTTGTAGAAACTGCCATGCTGAATATCATCACTTGGAAAGACAAAAAAGAATCACTACATTTGAAGAGTATTTAAAATTTAATTATGAGTCAAATTCCTAGAATGACAGAAGCCGAAAAGGCAAAATTAGCAGGTGTAATAGAACTTTATACTTGTATCCAAAGTGAAGGTAGTAGAGCAGGTCGTCCCACAGTTGCGGTTCGTACAACGGGTTGCACCCACCGCTGTTATTTTGGTGAAGGTGGATGGTGTGATTCTTTTTACACATCTATTCATCCTGAAAAAGCTCGTTATAGTTTTAATGATATTGTAGCGATGTATGATGCTAATCCTGAAATTAAAGAAATGATGTTAACTGGGGGTTCACCTACAATGTGGCCTAAACTAGTAAATGAATTAACACATTTTGCAAATGAACGTGGGATTATAATTACTATTGAAACGGAAGGAAGTCATTTTGTTGAAACTGATTACCCTATTGGATTAGTTAGCTTCAGTCCCAAATTTAAAAACTCTATCCCAGTTTTAGGAGTACTAACCCCAAAAGGTTCAGTTACTGACCAAAAAATGATTGATAAGCATAATAGTTTGCGTTTAAATAAAGATGCAATTAAAAAGTCAATGGCTTACCACTCAGACTACCACATGAAAGTAGTAGTTAACCCAGTTGAACGTCCAGATGTTTGGACTGAAATTAGAGCATTTATGGATGAGTTAGAGGTACCTAAAGATAAGATTTGGGTTATGCCTCCTGGTGATAATCGTGAAGAGCTAATCCGTGTTTACCCTATGGTAATTAATTGGTGTACTGAAAATATGTACAACTTTACAGGCCGTGAACACATAATTGCATTTGATACAAAAAGAGAAGTTTAATCATGGTAGTTAAAATAGCTCATAAAGTTATAATGCGAAGTAGCTCAATACATGGGCTAGGAGTTTTTGCTAAAGAAGTTATTTGTGAAGGAGAAATAATTGAGGAATGCCCTGTTCTATCACTTTCTAGTGAACATAGAATGGCATTCCCTGATTACTCTTTTAAACACAACCACGACACCTATTCAGATGGTATATTTATTGAAACTATACCTTTAGGTTATGGTTGTATCTATAATCACTCAGATCAAAATAATGCTACTTGGTTTTTTGATGTTAAAAAAAATACTTGTAAATTTATAGCTCTTAGAGATATAGAAGTCGGAGAAGAAATTTGTACTAACTATGGAGAAGGTTATTGGAAAAACCATCCAAATATTGAACGAAAATAATGCCTGATCAATATCTTCAAATCCTCTGGACCTTATGGACCAATAATATAATTGAACCCGCAACGGTAATTAAAGCTTTAGAAATATATGGTTACTCTTTATCTTACATAGGTAATAGTGGTCTAAAAACTTTTAAAGAAAACGAAACATTTGAATTTATTTATAGTAATGAAATCTGAAAAGATAGTATGTCACGATTGTTTAGAATTTATAACATTCAAAACAGGAGTTAAAGTAGAGAGGAATAATTGGAGTATTCCTCACTTTGTTTGGATTTGTAAAAAATGTAAAAAAAATGGTTGAGTTATATTCAGCACATAATATAGACATTAAAACTAAAATTATTGCTCAACAAATTTCTCGTGAGCATGCTAACGATGCTACACCAGTTGTAATGGTTGGAATATTAAATGGAGCATTTATGTTCTATTCTGATCTAGTCCGCAACATAGATATTGATGTAGAATGTGACTTTATTCGAGTTAAATCATATTCAGGTAAAGAACGAGGTAGTATTAATCTAACTAAAGACGTTGAAACATCAGTGCAAGGAAAACACGTTTACCTTGTAGATGATATTTTCGATTCAGGGGAAACAATGAAATTTTTAGCTAAATACTTTAATTTAAAAGGAGCTAAAACAATCAATATTGTTACTTTAGTTAAACGAGCTAAAAACGAGTTTAAACCTATTGAATCACACAGTTATGTAGCCTCATTTAGATACGTTTTTGAATGTGAAGATGAATGGCTGATTGGTTATGGGATGGATTCAACTGGAGGTTATAAAAGAAATTTGAAGTCAATTTTTGCTTTGTAAAAATTGTTTCGTATATTTACGTAAAATAAGTTATATGGAAAATATTGAAAACAAGCGTCGTAAGAAATACAACGACATTGAATGTGTACCAGCAGGGTTCGCAAATGGTGTAGCCGGAGATTTTCCACTCTCCCAAGAACAAAAGGATCAAATGATTGATGAAGCAGCAGAACATTTTGGAAAGTTTCTTACTGCTCTAAAATGTGATTGGCAAAACGATCCTAACTCAATGGAGACACCTCGTCGCGTAGCTAAAGCATACGTAAACGATTTGTGGAAAGGTCGTTACAACAACTTTACAGAGATCACCTCATTCCCAAGTGATGGTTATGATGGAATTGTCATTGAACGTAACATTCAACTTACCTCAATGTGTTCACACCACCACCAAACAATTCGTGGTGTAGTACACATTGGTTATGTAGCTGGAGATAATGGCCGTGTAATTGGATTATCTAAACTGAATCGAATTGTAGAACATTTTGGTCGTAGAGGTGCTATCCAAGAGCAACTTACCTCAGCTATTCACCAAGCAGTAGATAAAGTTTGTGAGAATAATAAGGGTGTTATTGTAACTGTGGTTGCATCACACAATTGTGTATCTTGCCGAGGTATTAACCACCAAGGTGCAGCAATGGTAACTACTAAAGCATCTGGTGTGTTTATGGATAACAGTAACCAAGCTCGCCAAGAATTTTTTGATTCACTAAAAATTAACAATGGAAATATCTCTATCTGAAGAAGAAATCAAACGCTTGATTGTAGCTGAACTACAAGGTAATCTTCAAATACTAATCGACCCAAAACAAAAAAACAGTTTTAGTGAGGGTCGAATCCACACCTGGACTAATGTAGTAAGCGAGCGTTTTTATCGTCATTTAACCCAACAAAACAAATATGAATCACTTACAAGAACTTATCCAGATTGAACTAATCAATAGTATTGGAATGCTCCGCTCATTCTCGGATCGAGATGAGGCAACCCGCAACCCCGAAATGGATTGGTCCGAGGTTACCTCAGCACGTATTGCTAAACTATTTGAAGGGCAGTACGTCCCATTTGTTAGTGAGGTAGAAGAGTTTAATGCACTAATGAATAAACCCAACAACTATGCCCCCCAAATACCCACAAATCGAGCTGAATGGGAGTTCGTATACAACTTCGTTCTTGAAGAACTTGAAGAGTATAAACAAGCTTGCGAAAATGGAGACATCGTCGAAGTTTTGGATGCGTTGTGCGACATTGCTTACGTTTCCCTTGGGAACGGTACTATGCTTCATGGTCTTAAGTCTAAAATTTGGCCGGCTTACATGGAAGTACAAGCGTCAAATCTATCTAAGGCTTGCGGAACTAAAGAGGAGGCAGAAAAGACTGTTGAAGTTCGTTCCCAAGAGCAAGGCGAACCTTGTCATTTCGAACAGGTTGGTGACAAGTATGTTGTATATCGTAGCCGAGACCGTAAAGTAATGAAATCAATCAATTACTTTAAACCAGATCTGAAGCAATTCTTTAAATAATGAGTTATAAATCTTGTTTTGTTCAACCCCTTAAGGATAACAACTACAGAGTTCACTTGTGGGACGATGGTGGTTACCAGGTAATGGTCTGGAACTACCATGCCTACGAGGAGTGTAGTGATCATGATGCCCATCGAAACATTAGGGGTCTAAGACAAGAATCACTTCGTAAAGTAACTCGATGGACAAAAGATAATCCCAATCTACACCTTCACGACATGCGACCTTATCAAAGGTTTCTAGTGGATATGTACGGGGCAAATGACGAACCATCTGTTACTCACCAAGAGGTATTTTTTGATATAGAGTGTGAAATGGGGGGTGCGCTTACCGAAGATTATATCCGCAGCGCTCCAAAACCTATCACTTCTATAGCTTGGTGGCACCGTCAAAAAGATGAATGGAAAATCCTTATCCTAGACAAAAAGGGAGAACTCCAACAAGCACAAGAAGATAATCGAGAAATCATCCCAGTTAAAACTGAGAAACAATTACTCGAATCTTTTTTGAATCATCTTCGTAACATCAACCCAGATATTTTAGTTGGTTACAATAGCGACTACTTTGACATACCCTACTTGTACTATCGCCTTTGCAATGTATTCGATCAAGAAGTAGCTAATATGCTATCTCCTATCGGAATTGTAGTAGATGAGAGTGAATGGAACCGAGATGGTTGGTTGAAGATAGCAGGTACCGAGTCTTTGGATTATATGAAGCTACATAAAAAGTTTAGCTTTAGAGATGAACCTTCTTTCAAATTAGATGCATTAGGAAAAAAATACGTTGGTTTAGAAAAAATCGAGTACGAGGGTAGTTTAGATCGCTTGTTTAGAGAAGACAAACAAAAGTTTATTGCTTACAACTTTCGAGACGTAGAAATTTTAAAAGCATTAGACGAGAAATTCCAATATCTCCCTTTAACTAAAAACCTAGCCCACAAAGGTAAAATCAACTATTCGGACGTTTATAAGAATAGTATGATTCACGATGGTGCTATTTCGGCTTATTTGTTATCTCAGAACATTATCCCACCAGCTCGCGATCGCACCCCTATTATTAAAAAGAATTATGCAGGTGGTTATTTGTTTTGCCCTCAAGCAGGTCTGTATAACTACATGTTTGACGAGGATTTAACCTCACTATACCCCTCTATTATCATGTCTCTAAACATTGGTAAAGAAACATTAGTAGGTCGAATTTTAGTACCTAATGAAAGAGTAGTAGTTGAAAACAAAGAAATTTTCAACTGCCGCTATGGTTTGAATGATCTAAAAAAAATGGATCCAGACCTTACTTTTACCATCCAAAACGCTAAACGTAAAACAGTTCAAATGAGAGTAAAAGATATTATATCTTTTATCGAATCATCTAATCTCTCTCTCTCAGCGAATGGGGTAATGTACAGAACAGATTTTGACTCGGTTTTAAAAACCATCCTAGCAAAATGGTTTGAGGAACGAGTTATTTACAAAAATAAAATGAAAACGGCCTATAAATTAGGTAACAAAGCAGACGGGGAAAAATTCCACCTAATGCAACACACAATGAAAATCTTATTAAACTCATTGTATGGTGCTACTGCTTTAGGGTCATTCCGATATGGTAATGTAATTTTAAGCGAATCCATTACTTTATCAGGTCAACGTATTATTCAAGAATCAGCTTTATTTGCTAACATGCACATGAACAAAGTATTAAAAGGAGAACTAACACTATGATTACAAAACAAGCAATCCGCCGGGGCACATCCATCTCAAGTGATGGTCTTATTTTAAATAAAGAAGAAACTATTGCTTTATCTGAAAAGTGGACTGAAAAAGAAGAAAATCTATTTAGAAAAATGCTTAGGCAAGGTGGATCATTTTCTATTCAAGGTAAAAAATTTCGTATTTCAGTTCCTGAACAAATCTACAACAACAAAGGTGAAGTTGAAGGTATAATTTATGAAGAAGAAACCAACGAGAACTCTTGATCTACACGGTGTAAAACACAGTGAAGTAGATAAATTGCTAGAGAATTTTTACTTTTGGAAAGGTAAAATTAATGATAAGTCAATTGTCATTACAGGAGATTCCTCTGATATGCAAACAATAGTACTTAAGTTTTTAAATACAAATAATTTTTCGTATATTATGCCTACATATAATTCAGGAATAATAGAAGTAATAGGATGATTAATTTAGAAAGTACACCTTGGTTTATTTGTAAAGAAGGCGATAAAAATTATTGTGCTTATGTTGATACAGACTCTAATTATTATAATGCTGAACCTCTGCTTAGGTATCTTTACCCTAATTTTGATGAGATGGATGAGGCAGAAAAAGATAATAAGCTCGAGGAAATTGCCCTCAAATACCAAGACCTGATTACAGATTATTATTCAGAGATGTCTACGAACGTATTTAACGTTCCAATCCACCGTTTTGAAATGAAAACTGAGTGTATCATCCGCTCAGCCTATTTCAGAGCAACTCGTCGCTATGCACAATGGGTTACTAAGAAAGAGGGTGTAGTTAAAAACGAGCTAGATATTAAAGGTCTAGAATTTATGAAAGCTAACTTTCCACCTATATTCGGAAAGTTCTTTAACAAGATTCTAGAAATGGCTTTGAAAGGGTCTAAGCAATCCGAGATTGATAAATTGCTCCTTGAATTTAGAGAGCATATTATGTCAAAAGACCTTAACATTACAATCTTAGGTAATCCAACCTCAGTAAAAACCCTAAATGATTATGTTGAACGCGGTCCTAAACCAGGAGAAATGTTTTCTTTAATTAAGTCGAAAGCTCCAGCACCTGTAAAAGCAGCTATCAAATACAATGATTTATTAACGTTTTGGGGTTTGGATAAACAACATTCTCGAATCACACAAGGTGATAAAGTAAAATGGATTTATTTAAAAGATAATCCTTACAGGATTGATGCACTTGCCTTTCTAGACTTTGATATGCCAGAAAAGATTCGTATATTGCTCGATGATTATGCAGATAAACACAAATCATTTGAATCCATTCTTGAATCTAAACTCGAAGGTTTTTACCACGACTTAGGTTGGAGATTGAACTTGAATCCATACCGTAACATGTTTTTTAGCTTTTAAATATGATTAATAAAGGAGAGTTACAATCAGTTATCTCAAAGTACAATTTAGGTGGAATAATCGATGCTGTAAAATGGTCAATACAGGACAAACAGTTAAACATTAAATTCAATGCCCCATCTCGAGACATGATTGGGCAGGTAACCTATAATAACTTTGAGCTAGAGAATAGCGAGATTGCTATTTACAACACCACCCAACTTGATAAACTATTATCTATTACTTCAGGTGTCCTTAATCTGCAGCTGGAGAAAAGCGGGAAAATATTTAGCAAACTAGTTATCGAGGATGTTAGTTACAAACTAAACTATTCTTTAGCTGATCTCCTACTCATTCAGGAACCAGGTAAAGTAACCGACCCGAATGATTATATTATCGAGAGTGTTCTAGAGTCAGATGCTGTCTCAGCAATCATCAAAGCCAAAAATGCATTACAAAGTGATAATGTAGCATTCACTATCTCTAAAAACTTTGATGGTGATCAGGTTTTAACAATGATATTTGGTGACAACTCAAACCACACAAATAAAATTGAGTATATCGTGCCTAACACGGTTGTAACGGGCGAACAATATAATTTCAACATCCCATTCAACTCTGAGATGATCCGCGTTATATTCGCGAATAATAAAGATGCGGATAAAGCTATTATGAGTTTAAACATACAAGGTTTACTCAAACTAGTGTTTGAAGGAGATAATTGGAGAAGTATCTATTACGTTGTAAGAAAAGCAGATCAATAATATTTATAATAGAATTTGGCTTAGCCAAAAATGTTTCGTATATTCACGTTATAATTAAATAATTGTTATGAAAAAGAAAGACATAAAAACAACCCGCTACATTAAAGATCCATCACTAACTCCATACTATATTCAGTTAGATGATTATTGTTTTGGTGTCCATAAATCCATCACAGCTGAGGAAAGCGGAAAAGAATACCATCAAACTATTGGTTTTTATAAAAATTTAAACTCTGCTTTATCTGCTATTGCTAAAGACGAAGCTATGAGTAAAAATTATGACTCTATAAAGAACTTTATTAAAGAATATAATAATATAATTAATCGAATCTCTAATATAATTACACTATGATTGAAGCGCTATTTAACGCTATAATTGTCCAACCTATTGAGTTGGAAGAAACAACATATGGAAATATTGTTGTACCCGACTTGGGCAGTGAAAAAAATAAAACAGGTAAAGTAATCTCAGTTGGACCAGGTGCCCCTTCAGTTATGGGAAATCTACTACCTACAGCTTTAAAAACAGGAGATGTTGTAGTATTACCTACTATGGGTTTTACTAAGTTTGAATACAAGGGTGAAGAATTTTGGATTGGTCGTGAAAATGATATTCTAGCAAAAATTTCCCCTGAACTAACTCCTATTGAAGAAGTATTAGCTCAAACCCAAGTAACCGATAAAGAAAAAGAATATTTAACCCGAGAAGATATTAAAACTAATGAGTAAAGTAATTGAATTTGGTCCTGAAGCACGTAAACAACTAGTTTCAGGCATTGATAAACTAGCAGATGCTGTAGTAGCAACTCTGGGACCAAATGGTCGTAACGTAGTAATCGTTAACGAGATGGGTCAGGTACAGTCAACTAAGGACGGTGTAACTGTAGCTAAGTCTATTTCTCTAAAAGATAATATTGAGGAAGTAGGCGTTAAAATGGTAAAACAAGCAGCTATCAGAACCGCTGATGTAGCAGGAGATGGTACTACTACCTCCACCTTGCTAGCGCGTGAAATGGTTAAAGCTGGTTTGAATCACTTAAATAACGGAGCTAACGCTGTAGAAATTAAACGCGGCATTGATGCTGCTGTTAAACAAGTAATCGAGGAACTTCGTATCAACATTAAAGAGGCTGTCTCAAATGAAGAACAACTAGAGCAAATCGCTACAATCTCAGCTAACAACGAATTGGAGATAGGTAAGTTGATTTCAACTGCTTTAAATAAAGTAGGACGTGAAGGTGTAGTTTCTATCGAAGAATCTAAATCAGGTGAAACCTACCTTGAAACAGTAGAGGGTATGCAATTTGACCGAGGTTACAAATCACACTATTTTGTAACTGATAATAATTCAATGTCAACCTATCTTGAAAATCCGTTTATCCTTATTGCCGATAAGCGTTTTACAACCGTTAAAGATCTCCTCCCCATTCTAGAGGGAGTATCTAACCAAAATCGTCCTTTATTAATCGTTGCCGAAGACGTTGAAGGTGAAGCACTTGCTACATTAATCGTAAATAAGGCACGCGGTACAATCAAAGTAGCAGCTGTTAAAGCCCCCGACTTTGGTGATCGCCGTAAATTGATTTTGGATGATATTGCAATTCTAACAGGAGGTCAGGTATTTAGCACCGATAAGGGCATGCGACTTGACAAATTCAGTTGGGATTGGTTTGGTTCAGCCCGTAGTGTAACAATAACAAAAGATCAAACAACCATTATAGATGGAAGAGGAGAATCTGAGTCAATACAAGCACGTATTGAAGAGCTTCAACAGCAAATCGAAAAAGCAAAAACCCCTTTCGAACAAGAAAAACTCCAAGAAAGGCTCGCGAAGTTCGTGGGAGGAGTAGCTATCGTTTATGTAGGTGGAAACACTGAAACCGAAATTAAAGAAAAGAAAGACCGTGTAGAGGATGCCCTTTACGCAACTAAAGCCGCTATTGAAGAAGGTATTGTCCCTGGTGGTGGTGCTGCTCTAATTTATGCTAGAGAGGCAATCGATCGCTCAAATATCGGAGCAGAGATTGTTTGGAAAGCTTGTGGTAAACCATTTGAGCAAATTCTTGTAAATGCTGGTTTTAGCCCTACCGAAGCACAAATGGTAGGTCTACAATTAGATCTAACTAATACTTGGTTAGGTTACAACATCAAAGAAGAAGTTGTTGTAAACATGAAAGAAGCAGGTATTATTGACCCAGCTAAAGTAACTCGAACTGCACTTGAAAACGCAGCTTCAGTAGCAGGAACTATTTTGCTTACAGAATGTGTTATAGTCGATAGTCCATCGGATAAGAAAGAATCTGATCCAATGGCTGGAATGGGAGGCATGTTCTAATGGATACTCAAGAAGTAGAAAAAAACATTCAAATTGCCGAACGTCGCCCTCCAGGTGATCGTTGGTCCCTCCTCGGTGATGAGAAAGTTTATGAATCACTAACCGAGGTATTAAACGCTTGGTATCAACAATCAACTGTTAAACCTCAAGCATTTAGGCTTGAGCCCATCAATGGAAAGTTGTATATTATTACAACCGAAGAAATAGAAATTCTAAAACCTGAACCTAAGAAATACGATTTGTATGGTGATTTCGAGTAAAGAACATACTCTATTTGTTGAAAAATATCGTTCTAAAGGACTAAATGAATATGTAGGTAATGAAAATATCAAAGCTACTATAGCTAAATATTTAGAACAGAACGACATACAAAATCTTATCTTTTATGGTGGACCAGGAACCGGCAAGACTACTCTTGCTAAGCTTATTGTTAATAATCTGGAGTGTGATTATCTTTACATCAACGCTTCAGATGAGCGCGGTATTGAGACTATTAGGGATAAGGTTTCTGGCTTTGCTTCGTCGGCGTCTTTTAAGCCTCTTAAAATCGTTATCTTGGATGAAGCGGATTTTTTAACAATCCAAGCTCAAGCATCACTTCGAAACGTAATCGAAACATTCTCACGTAGTACACGTTTTATCTTAACCTGTAACTATGTAGAGCGCATTATTGATCCCCTTCAATCACGTTGTCAGGTACTCAAAATTGTACCACCTTCTATGAAGGATGTTGCTCGTCACGTAGCAGGCGTTTTAGATAAAGAGAGTATTCAATGGGATAAAGAAGCACTCGGAACTATTGTTAAACAATTTTACCCTGATATTCGTAAAATTCTAGGTACAGCACAGTTATCTACCGTTAATAACGTGCTTAAATTAGATAAATCGATACTTGTATCGAACAATTATATTGAGCAAGTAATAAACGAGCTTAAAACCGGTAAAAACTGGAAAAACATTCGTCAGATAATAGCTGATTCTAACATTAATGATTATGATGAACTTTTTAAGGAGCTTTATTCGCGCGTTTCAGACTATGCTGACGGGCGAGAAGGCATGGTGGTAATTACTCTTGAAGAATATCAATACCACTCTAACTTTAGAATTGATAAGGAAATCAATATTATAGCCTGTATAGCTAAAATCATCTCAGTTCTATGATCAATATGGAGATAGTACATATGGGCCCTCGTTCATTCTATCTCTATAGAACTTATAAAGAGCGAGATAAACCAGTAGATGCTGAGTTGCTTAAAGAGTTTTGGCACTGCGATTCAGTGCTTAAAAAAGAAAATATATATTATTTCTGTAGAGAAATTCAAGATATAGAATATGAAGCAGTTCCTGAAGTACACTCTAACTTGGATTAGCGGAAATCTTTCCATACCTTTCTGGATGGTAGGACATGTCCATTTGACGATGAATATCTATGAAGACATTTATGAAATATTAGCTTCATTTGGAATGAACATTATAGTAGCACTCGGCTTCTATATTGATTGGATTAAACACAAAAAAGAAAACTTATGAATCAAAATCAAGATCTAAAACTAAACATTGATCTAAAAAACACAGAAAAAGTAATTACTCCAGATGGTAATTATGTAGTAGCTGAAGGTATTATCTTGCGTAAAGCATCACGTTTTGCTGTAGGTACTGCGCAAGATGCACTTATTCCTATTCCTGTATTTTACGATGTTAAAACAGGTGCAATTCTAAAAGAAACTCTACCAGGTGACATCAAAGACGACTACGAAGACACTATTTGATTGGCTGGAAGAGATAACAGTTAAGAAAACTCCTCCTGGAGATTTTAGTGAAGAGTCATGGGACTCATTTAACTCTTATATGGTTCATAGATATTTATCTATGGATATAAATTACCTTGAACTTGTGAATTATGTCCAAAAGATAAGTCCACAAAATAAAAAACAAATTTATACCATCTACAGAGAAATGATCCCAAAGAAAAAAGTTTGGTTAAAATATATCAAACCAAGTAAAAAACAAAGACCACAAAACATAGTCGAATATGTAGCAAAGTACTACGAATGTAGTTTAGGTGAAGCTGATTACTACATTGATATAATTCAAGAACATGGTGTACGAAATATTTTGTGGCAGATGGGAATTGATCAAAAAGAACAAGATAAATTAGTAAAAACTTTATAAATTAAAAAATTAGTTATGGATCAAAAAGTTCCCTATTCTGCGATCAATGATTTTGAAAAATTATATCCTGAATTAGCAGCTGAATTTCAACAAATTCAAAAAGAACAATACGAATTGTTCGCTGCTAAAATGATGGATTATGGTCTAAGTAATATTGCTTTAGGTTCCTCACTTAAAGACCAAGATGATATTAATCTTTCAATCACAGGTATTTGGTTGCGTTGCAACGACAAGATTAATCGCTTGAAAAACCTTCTAAAACGTGGTGGTAAAAACTACGTTGCAGGTGAATCAGTGATTGACAGTTTTATTGATATCTCCAACTACGGGATTATTGCCCAGCTAGTTATGAGAAATAAGTGGAAATAAGTTTTGGCTAAAAAGAAAGTACCTTCTATAGTTAAAGAAGTAAAACAATTCAAACCACAAGAGGTTGACTATCGATATCAGAGAGCGATATCGTTTAGTCAATTCTCTATGTTTGAGGCCTGCCCCCATAAATGGACACTCCAGTATAGAGATGGGCATTATCGTTCGGAATCCTCGATTCATATGACGTTCGGTACAGCAATGCACGCTGTGATGCAAGAGTATTTGACTGTGTTTTATAACGAAAGTAAAACCGCAGCAGACCAATTGGATCTAGAGACCATGTTTGAACAACAACTCCGAGAAACTTACAGATCAGAGTACGAAAAAAATGCTAAACAACATTTTTCATCATCTGAAGAACTAAGAGAATTTTATGAGGATGGTTTAGGTATTTTATCGTGGTTCAAAAAGAACAAAGGTAAATATTTTAGTAAACGAGGTTGGTGGTTGGTAGGTATTGAAGTACCAATCCTACTTCACCCCAATCCACTTTATAAAAACATTATCTATAAAGGATTCTTGGACGTTGTCTTATACAACGAGACTCTAAACCAGATCAAAATCATAGACATCAAAACCTCCACTCGTGGTTGGAGAGATAAAGAAAAAACTGATGAGATAAAAAACATGCAGTTAATTCTTTACAAAAAATTCTTTAGTGAGCAATACGGTTTCCCAATTGATAATATCGAAATAGAATATTTCATTGTTAAACGTAAATTGCATAACAACCCTGACTACCCAGACCCAAGAGTACAACTTCACGTACCATCCTCGGGTAAAATCAAGTTAAATAAAACTACTAAAGCTATTAATGAATTTATTGAGATGGCGTTTAATAAAGACGGATCCTATAACATAGGTTCCCAACTTAAGGTACCCTCAAAACACAATTGCACTTACTGTCCTTTTAAAGGAAATAAAGATTTGTGCGATAGGGGGCTATCTTAACGTTATCCATATATATTTATAATAGTATATAATTTAAAAACCATGTTATGAGTAAAAAGGATATGACACTTACAAGTGTTAAAATACAAACAGAGTTATTTGATGAATTTAAAGTATCTTGCGTAAGACATAAATTCTCGTTCCAAAAACTTGCTGACCGATCAATTCATTTGTATCTTACTGATGAAGGCTTTAGAAAACAAATTCACAACCACAACGATTTAGATATTTAATTAGTTTATGAAAGAAGGTTATTTGCCTAAGGATCAAAGAAAAAAAATTCTATTGATCACAGATGATATTAGACTACCCTCAGGCGTAGGAAACATTGGTAAAGAAATAGTAATCCATACAGCACACCATTATAATTGGGTATGTCTTGGAGCAGCTATTAATCACCCAGATGCTGGTAAAAGATTTGACTTAAGTCAAGATACTAACCAAAACTCTAAAATAGAGGATGCTAGTGTTTTTCTTTATCCTAACAATGGTTACGGTGATGCTAATATTTTAAGAACAATTCTTAAACTTGAAAAACCTGATGCTATAATGATGATTACTGATCCTCGTTATTTTACTTGGTTATTTCAAATTGAAAATGAGATCAGAAAAAATATTCCTGTTATTTATCTTAACATTTGGGATGATCTCCCAGCACCCTATTATAACAAGTCATTTTATGAATCGTGTGATGCTTTATTAGGTATTTCAAAACAAACAGTTAACATTAATAAACTTGTTTTAGATGATAAGGTTAAAAATAAAATTATAGAGTATGTTCCTCATGGACTAAACACTGAAGTATTTTATCCTATTACTAATAAAGAGACTAATAAAGAATTTCAAGATTTTAAGAAAAATTTATTCCAAGGTAAAGATTATGAGTTTATGGTATTCTTTAACTCAAGAAATATTCGCCGTAAACAAATCCCAGATACAATCTTGGCGTATCGTCAATTTGTAGAGTCTTTAAATCAGT